TTTTTTTTTGGTTTATATCATTTTACTGTTTCCAAAAACCCACAAAATGCCATAAAAACAAAGGTATTATTGAAATTAGAATAGTATTTTGTGGAATACGCAAGTGTCAAAATTACTGTCATTTTTCATAATATAATAAGTAATATAATTATAAAGAAGGAGGAATAATATGGAAATAGTAAAGGCTATTAACGGTGTTCTTCAACATAGAACATCTCATACTTCCCACTATTTAACAGATGAATCTGTTGTTCCGGCTCCTATAATTGGATCTAATAGTGGTACTTTGTATATGCCGATCTATACAGAAAAAGGACCTACTAACGTATTAAGAAAATTCTCTGGAACTGGAGCATACGCTGAGTTAATTAAAACTTACGGAGAACCTGATGTAAAACGTCTAGGTCTACCATATACTATGGCGGCTCTTCACGTTGCTATGGGAGGAAACTTAGTAGCACAATCTGTTAAACATAGTTCAGCAACTAAAGCTGGATTTATTTTAGGATTATCTATAGAAAATAAAAATGAAGATAATACCGACATAACTAAGACATTAGGATGGATACTTCCAGATGGTTCTGGATTCGTAGAAGATCCTACAGCAGGTCAAGAAGATTCTTTACAACCTACATCAGCTCATACTGTTCATAAAGTAAATACTAAAAGAATTAAATTAGTATCTATACCAGTTACTGGTATTAAGAATATGGATACATTAGTGAGAACAGCTTCTAAAATGTATGAAGATATCTTATTGAAACCTACTACAGAAAGACAAAGAGTATATCCTATATTATATGGATTATACAATGGAGAGGGAGAATACGGTAATAACTTCCAATTTATTATGTCTGACTCTCATGATACTATAGAAGGAAGACCTTATTTCGTAGGAGAGTTCTATGACACTAGAACTACATCTTTTGTACCTGGTACTAAGAAACCTTTCTCTTTAAGTAAAGATAGTAGAGGAGATTTACAATTAAACGTTAATCTTAAATTTAAAGGTGATTATGAAGTAAGAAGTATGGATTCTTTCCAATTAGATAAGATAGGAGAAATCTTACAAGGAGAATTCGATAAAGTATCAGTATTCAATACTACTAACAATATGTCAGTAGAAGGAAAACTTTACATGGAAAATGTAAAAGAAGCTAAAGAATTATTTAAAGAAGCTGATAAAACTACTACTAGATTTAATAGATTAAGTTATCTTAACCTAGCTACTCTAGAACAATTAGCTTCTGTATTCGTTACTGAAAAATCAACTACTTTCAAATTCTCTGGAGGTACTGAAGGATTATTAACTGAAATGAAGTTAAAAGGATTCGACTGGGATTTTACAGCTAACGTTGCACCAGTTGGTCAACCAGAAAAGAGAAAGAAAGTTGTAACAGAAATGTTTAAAGAAGCTTTCTTAGGAATGAGAAGTGCTGAAATATATAACTTATGGGCAAATAGAGCAGATTATATCTTAGATGCTGGATTCCCTAATGAAGTTAAGACAGCAATGGTAGCGTTTGTTACTAATAATAGAGATGATATACAATGTCTATTAAATGCACCGATTGGGATATCTAGTATAGATGAAGCTATAGAATGGAAGAAAAGTAACGATTACTATAGTAGATTAATAACTTACTTCCCAGGTAACTTTGAATACTTAGATAATGATAGCTCAGAATCAGTAAGAGTTCCTCAGACATTTACTATGATTCCTATGTTGATAGATCACTATAGAGAAAAAGGATTCTCTGAACCTATATGTGGTGTAGCAAACGGAATGATTACTAATGTAATACCTGGAAGTGGAAGAGCTATTGGAGACCTTACTCTTAAATCAAATGATAAACTTGTTAATGCAGGATTCGTTTGTGTATCAGCTTATGCTGATGAAAGAGTATTCTTAGATAGTCAGAAATCTAACTACTCATTGAATCAATCTAGTATGCTTCAATTCTTCCATAATAATAGTATAACAAATAGAATCATTAAAGTTATCTATGAAGAATTAGAATCAGAAAGACATAGATTAACTAGTGATGAAGCTATTAAGAGAATAGAAGATAAAATACAATTAGCTCTTAAACCTTATCAAACTAAGGTAGATAATTTAGAATACAAAATATACTTTAAATCAGATTATGATAAAGCAATAGGATTATTATCACATGATATAAATATCCAATACCATGGAGAAGTAATATATCATATGGTGCATTTAACTGCTAAACCTGTTGCTGCAGCTTAATGAATAGGAGGTAGAAAATAAATGAAATTGAATTCAATTATTGACGCTCTAGGTACATTAACTCAAAATAAAGGTAATAATATAAGAAAATATACTAATACTACAAATGTGAAAGCTATAGAAAATAAATTGTATCACCAATTACTTCCTATGCCTAAACATATCTTAGCACAGATTCAACCATTTATAGATGGTAGATGTCTATTATTACCTGCTACAATGCCAGAGTGTATGGAAGTCTTACATAAAGAAGCTACTGACTACATGAGAGTTCTATTTAGAACTACAGTAGTTTCTGTTACAGGATTTGAATCTAAGAAATTAGAAGTAGCAGAAGTTCAATCTTTATCAGAACAAAACACTCACCAAGTTGTTACTAAATCATCAGGAGCAACTAGAGCTATAACTGTTACTTTCTCTAATATGTATCAAGATATCCCAGTATTCAGATATATTCATACTTGGATGGGATATATAGTTACAAGTGGATCTTATGCTGGATTATATCCACATTTGACTAACTTAGAATACCATGAAGGAAATCATAGTATGAGTGCTTACTACATCGTACCAGATCCTTCATTTAAAAGAGTAGAATATGGTGCATTCTTGTATGCAATGGTTCCGTTAGATGACGGAGTTGGTGAAGTACTAGATCAGACTTGGGGACAATCAGAGGTTAAACCTTACCCAGTCCAATTTAAAGTTCACGTCATTGCAGCAGATCACCCGGTAGTTTATGATGCTCTTACTAAAGAATTAATTAAACATACTGCAGCAGTTACATTAAATGACTGGGCAGTAGATATCGGAGGATTAAGTTAACAATATCTCTCTAACATTCCACAAAGTATTAAATAAATAATGACCCTTCCCATTACGGGAAGGGTTTATTTTAATAATGCATTATTTTATCAGTTATAGGTTTATCTAATGAGTAATAAATAGTTAGGTCTTTCTTAATAGGTATTATACTAGTATATAGATCATCTTTAGTATTACTCAAAGTATAATCATATATTACTATACCTCTATCAAAGGAATTATCAGTAGATAAGAAATCAGGTATTACATATCCATAGAATACTTTATAAGATCCAGTAGTATGGATTTTAGTACTTTCTCCATAAGATAGGAATTCTAAATAACTTACACTACAATTTATTAGACATTCACATAATATTCCATCAGGTCTTAAGTAATCAAACCATATCTCACATACGCCACTAGTAGTAACATTTGTTCTTTTAGCTACAAATCTAAATCCTCTAGGTAGACAATATATTTCTCCAGTCTCTACGTTCTTACATTCAGCTACATCATGTGTGATCATAGGTTCTCCTGTAACGGGTAAATGTGATGCAGTTTTATTTACTCCTGTTATATTAATATATTCTCTTATTTGGTTATTAAGATTTTTTACTAGTAATATATGAGGTGTAACTATAACACTAGAAAGATCTATTATCTCAGATAATCTTATAGTATCTATTTTTTTCATATTAATAAACCCAGATCTAGTTTCATCTAATACTTCTTCTATCTTTGTAGACTTATTTCTTATTTTATTTAAAAGATTGTTAATGTTACTATCTATCAGAGCTTTGTTACTCTTTATCTTTTCTAAATAATATGGATTCATATTCTTGATTAAGAAAGCATCATCAGGAGAGTTATATCTTTTAGGTATATTACCATCATACATAACTATCATTATAGCACTAGGATGTAACGAATCATATAGCTTTTTAACTAAGTCTCCTGGGATACCATCTATACTTTCTAATATTACTCTATAATTAGGTGTAAACGATTGTCCCTTTAAATAGTAATATACATAATGTATACCATCTCTATCTGATTCAGCAAAATCTAATAAGTCATATAAATATACTGTATGAAAACCTTTTAACATAGCTTGTTGATATCCTTCATGAGATGTTGCTACTACCGTTATATCGTGGTTAGATACTACTCCTCCTTCGTTGTATAATTCCATAATAGTATCTAACAAATCTCCCATAAAATAATATCTAGGGATATTAGCTAATCTTATTCTATCTCCGGTATTATCTAGATATAGAATATAATGTAATAATTCTTTTAGTGATTTCATTTATTCCTCCTAATTTTACCAAAGTTGATCTACTGAACTTTGATATTCTAATTTTAAGTTATACATTTTTTCCATAAAGGATTTGAATTGTTCTGGTTCTGGTAATATGATTACATCTCTCTTACAGAATGCTCCTGGATGTTTCATCCCATTTAGATCTAGAATTACTCTCCATAAATCTACAGTACCGAATATATCTTTACTCATCTTCTTAGGATTATATTCATAAGCTATCCAGTCATGTACATCCATAGGAACTTCTGATGTCATTCTAAATTCACTATTTAACCAGTTATCCATAATATCCATAATATGTATTTCCATATTAGCATCCATAAAACCTTTACCAAATATTATTCTAGTATCATCCATTTTATGTATGTAATTTACTAATCCGTGTAACTCCTCTAAAGTACCGTTAAAAAACATAATTAACCCTCCTATTCTTCATAAGGTATTCCATCTTCTTCACTGAAAGGAACCATACAATCTACATATGTAACTGCAAATCTAGTAGTGTCGGCAGCACCATTTATAAAGAAACCATATACCTTTGTATTAGGTTCTAGATAAAAGTTATTCAGTTTCTCAAATGTTAATTTATATTGTCCTAAAGGCTTTTTAATATCATGATCGTGAGCTATAATATCATCTGCTGAACCATCAGGACTTGGATCTTCTGATTTTTCTGTTATCCCATCAGTGTGATCCATTTTTTCTTTAGGTATATCGCCTCTTAATCTTTCGAAAAAATAAGTATGATTAGCAGCTTCTATGTAATCTATAGTTTGTATTTGATCTTCTACTGTTATATTCTTATTAATTATTCTATTAGAATTAGTAGAAACTGGATTACCTGTCGTAGCATTAATAGAAGTATTACTATCAGGCATTATAGAAGGTATTCTGACTTTAAATGTCTTACTTCTTACATGCACTCTTTCTACTATTATAGCTTCTGTATACTGAGAAAAATTCATATTGACTCCTTTCAAAAATTTAAATAATGCCTCTGTTTTGTTAAAAATAAGGAAACTTTAGGGTATGCTGTTTATATATCATCTCAATGATAATGCAAAAAAAAAAACATGAAAGGAGAATGCAGATGAGTAACAACATTAGAAAACACTTAATGATTGAAAACATCTTGCAGACGAAGAATATAGGACTAATAAATATATTCATATCTAATTATGGTGAATTAGCTCTTTTAGAGTTAGATCAATTAGGATTACATATATTATTAGAAATACTAGCTTCTGATCAAAGTAAATTATCTCTGATTAATAAAATAACTTCTGTTATGGAATTGAGAAGAGTATTTGATGGGATAGTTGATAAATTCGGTTTTGCTAATGATGATTTCAAGTTAAGTATAATTAATCTGATCAAAAATATGAAAAGAACTGGGATTGATTCTCAGAAAACTCATGAGGCTAAATTGCAGTTTATAGCCAAAATACTAATGACTGAAATTAACTTAGCTAGAGATAATGATCAATTCAATAATTATACATCTGATATTATCAATGCTATAGTTGAAAATAAGTATCTTAATTTAGATGAAGTACAAGATATTGTCTCTATCTTAGCTGAAAGTAATTATGATGCACAGATAAGAGACATATACATCGGATTAATTGAGAATCTAGAAAGAACTTTTTCTCATACTAATAGAATAGAAATAGCTTTAGTTATGTTAGAATTTAGTAAAATAACTAATAGTCTAGATTACATTATAAGGAAATATGAGTTAATGATTAATAAAGAAAGACTAATAAGAGAAGGTCTTAATTTATTTTTAGAAACAACATGGTTCTTTAACAATGCTGTCGGTATTTTAGTTAGTATAATTAATACACCAGCATTAGAAATAAATGTCAATCTTGACATGTATAAAATATTCTTTGAGGAATTCACAAGAAGCATTATCATTCCTGAAAAAGAAGCTGCAGAAGAAATGATAGCTTATAGAAAGGAAACAGATGGATTCTTCCCTTATGAATATGTATTAAATAAATTAGATGACTTAGACATGGATTCTATTATTTATAGTATATTCTTTAAGGAAGATATAGATAGTTTTCCAATGTCTTTCTTTTATAAGTCAGAGATGGATAGAGCAGAAACTATAGCTAAATCAGTAGATGTTCTAATATCCCACAATGTGTTACCAGGAGATTGGGTAGAGAACCCTGGAAGATTTATAACTGAGATTGAAATGAATGAAAATATAATAGAAGGAAATTTAGAAAACAATAATTCTTTCAACATCGATGCTATATTGTCTGAAATAGAGGGGATCACTCTAGAGTAAGAAAATAATACTTATATATCATTATAGTGATATCTTTGCAAAGACATCAAACCAAAAACTAAATTTAGGAGGAAAGAAACATGGCAGAAAACAAGAAAAGTTTAAGTGATCTTTTAAAAGATCAAGAAGTGAAAGCAGATGCTTACAGCGACGTTAATACAGATTTAGGAAATGGAGAACTTCCAAAAGAAGAAACTCCAATAAACAATGATGGATTTACTCCAAGTGAACCAGGAGAATTAGCTTCAAAATATTTCAACACTAAAGATGAAGCTAATGAAATAACAGGAACAGGTAACAACTGGTTAGCGAAGAATGACTATAGATCATTAATCAATGATGAGTCTATAATTACATTCTCAGCTAAAATATCTAAGGAGGATGTAAGAGATTATGTTAAATCATTACTTACAGTTCCAGGTAACCTTAGATATGAAGAGTTCACACCGGTTAAATTTGCTAACTTAATGCAATCAAACACATTAAGTGACAGCGATATTAAAATGTACTTCCCTAGTACTCCAAATATGATTAATAATGGAACAGGTGTAAGAAGTATACTTATATTCGAAACTCAGTTAAATTACTTGAGTAAATCTAAACATGATGAACCAAAGAACTTCGTAGAAGAAGCTTTGGAAACATCACCTGAGAAAGCATTCGACGTTCCTAACGCTGATAAGATATTTGGTAAGAATAATAGCAAATGCTATATTGTAAGAGTAGAAACAGGAACCGCTTACTTCTTAACAAATACAGTTAACATCATCTTAGGAACTGTAAATGTAGATTTAGCAGAACTGGAAGAAAAGAAAATCACAATTTCTATTGGAGAGTCAGGAGACAAGTTCTTCTTACACTTCAAGAGAACAATATAAGAATAATAATGATACATGGGACTTTATGTCCCATGTATTTATCTTAAACATTGTTAACATTTTTAGATTTTTTTTCAGGAGGGTAATATGTTATCAGAAAAGGATATCAAGTACTTAGAAAGAGTATGCGATGAAAGAATAGTAAATGAAAACGCTATTGATAACCCAGATAGAAATATAGATGATGTAGTATTCGATTGTTATAGTAATCTTAAGTATGGTTACTTAGCAGCATGGAGTGAAGAGATTGCAGATCTTGATGTCCAGTATACAGCTGACTTCTCTACACATTTATATAAATTAAGTGAAAATAAAAAAGGAAAGACATTAGCTAATACTTCTGTAGACATAAGTAACATGAGAGATAGTTATAAGGTACTTAGATTACTTTATATAGTTAAACCATCTCTAATCAGTGATAAATTCAGATATAATAGTTATAAAAATACAATTGATAGATTTGAAGAGTTTACAAGTAGTTATCAACATGTTATAACAGAAGTAAAAGATAGACTTATTATTAATTTCGAGAAAGAAAAGAATTCTGATAATCCTATAAAAGAATTTAATTCGGAAAATAATAATGAAGCATTAATGACTTTATTTACAGCAGAACAAATAATAGTTTTACCTATGATTGATAAGACTAATAAATACATAATAAATGATATATCTTATTATAGTGTATACAACAATAGTGAGAATGCTAGAATAACATCTAACGGTGAGTACTTTGTTAAGCTACAGAGAAACGGAATAATGGG